ACTACTTTACCTAAACAATCAAACCCTTATAAATTTAATGTCAACTAATAAAACTAATTACAAGCCAAAAGCTAAAAATGAGCTGGCTTTAAAAAAATATATTAAAAATGCCGATAAAAAACAGCCTAGCAGGCCTGCCAGAAGTAATAGGCCTAAATAGCATAACGCTAAGCGTTACAACTTTTACTAACATAGAATTGGCACTAAAAATCATACTTTTATTAGTATCTATAATTTACACTATTTCTAAATTATCGCACCATTATAATAGCAAAAATGGCAAAAAATAATACAGCTACATATAGCAAAAATGGTAAGAAAAAAAGGCGTGGAATACACTCGAAAAATGCATCAAAAGGGCAAAATGGATACAAAAAACAATATAAAGGACAAGGCAGATGACAAACCTAGTAAAACTAAGAACTTTCTTTTCTCATACCAATATACTAGCCTTAGTAGAAAGTGCCTTAAAACGCTTGACAATGGCTAAAACAGTTACTTCTGACTTATCGTTGAAACACTTTAAATTAGGTGAATTTGATAGCCCAGATTTAAAAGGTAGCGGTAAGAAAATGGATGCAATATTTTTGCAAAAATTAGATAAAGCAAGGGAAATAGCAGGCTGTAAATTTTCTATTAATTCTGGCTATAGAACTCAAAAATGGAATTTAAAAGTAGGGGGAAGATTTGGAAGCAGCCATAAGCTTGGGCTAGCTGCTGATATTGCTTTTAAGGGCAGCAGGGAAAGGTATTTAATACTTAACGCTTTGATGCAAGTGGGTATAAATAGAATAGGAATTGGCGGCACTTTTATACATGCTGACTTAGATTTAAAAAAGGATAATAATGTAATATGGACTTATAAATATTAAAAAATGGCAAAGAAAAAGAAAACAAAAAAGCAGCCGCTTACTTATTTTAGTGCTGAAAATTATATTAGCTTTAAATTGGTTAAGGGCAAGCATGTAATAGATTTAGGGGCACCAGCTTTAGCAGGCAAAAGCTTTGCAGTATATGTTAAAATGAAAAGCGAAACAGCTAATTCAACTTGGAGCATAGATTTAGTAGCAAATGATTATAAGCAAACCAGAACTATACCAAACGAGGTAAGCACTAGCTGGCACCATGTGCCTAGCTGCAGTTTAGATATTACAGATACTAAGCTTATAATAAGTAATACAAGTAATGATAAGGAAATAACAGGTTTAGCAGAAATAAAAATTATTAATTAAAAATTAGAATTATGTTTAAGAAATGGATTTTAACACAAACTATTAAGAAAGCTTTAGGTAGTAGAAAATTTCTATATACTGTAGCAGGTATTATAGTGCAGCTTTTAAGCGATACTTGGGGGATAGACCCAGAAACTTCACAAAGCTTACTATATTCAGTAATTGCACTTGTTTTAGGACAAGGAATTGCAGATGCTAGAAAGAAGTAATAATAGATACAGGCTAAAGCCAGATGAAATAGATTTAATAGAAAAGCATAGGCTAAACAAAAAGAACGCTGTTTTAGTTATCGGTGATTTACATGAGCCATTCTGCTTGGATAAATATCTATTATTTTGCAAAGAAAAATATATTGAGTTTGGCTGCACCCATGTAATTTTTATAGGAGATATTATAGATAATCATTATTCTTCTTACCATGAAACGGATGCTGATGGGCTAGGGGGTGGTGAAGAATTGGAACTAGCTATTAGTAGGATTAGCAGGTGGTATGCCGCTTTTCCCAAAGCTGTAGTAATTCTAGGAAACCATGACAGATTAGTTATGCGGAAAGCCCAAACCAGTGCTATACCAAGCAAATGGATAAAAAGCTATAAGGAAGTGCTGGAAGTACCTAACTGGCACTTTACTGATAGATACGAATTAGATGGGGTGCAGTATTTACATGGCGAGGGGGGAACAGCTAGAACAAAATGTAGGGCAGATATGCAGAACACAGTGCAAGGCCATCTACATACACAGGCCTACTGTGAACATTATGTCGGCCAGAAATTTAGGGTTTTCGGTATGCAGGTGGGATGTGGAATAAATTTTGATAGCTATTCATTTGCATACGCTAAGCGTGGCAAGAAACCAGCTATAGGCTGTGCTGTAGTGCTTAATGATGGCAAGCTGCCTATTAACCTATTAATGAAGCTAGGTGAATAATTTTATAGAAAGAAACCCAGCTTTCACCTTGTTTATATTTTACATGGTGCTTATCCTTATAGTGCTGCTAATAGCAATATAATTCAATACTAACACTCTACACAGGCCTTAAAATGGCTTAAAACGCCTTAAAATGGCTTACAGGTTATATCCTTATTAACTCTTAAATTGTTAATAACTTACTACCATATAACTGTTAATTACTAATTTTTTTATATCTTTGTGCCGTTGTAAGTAGGTAAGTTAAAACTATAAACTATAAACCCGAAAACCTTAGCTATAAGAATAATAGCAGCCAGCTTAAAAATTACTTGGCGAGTGGCTTAAACTTAAATTATAGTAATTAACTAAAACTAAGAATGATGAAAAAAACTAACAGCAAAACCCACTACAGGAAATTATTAATAGCTAGATACATGGAAACCCAGATTATGGTTTATGGTAGGTGTATAAGCTGGATGATTGGTAAACCTTTAAGCCACTGGGATTATGACAAATTAGCTAATTTATTAATAAGTGATTTAGAGGATACTGATTGGAATGCAGATGGCCTAAGTGCTACTGATAAAGCTGATATAAAAGACATGGCTTTCATGTGTAATTATAAAGTAGATAAGCAAATGCTTAAAGCCCTTACAAGCTAATAAAAGCTAAATTAAATGCCCTAGTACGAAAGTGCTGGGGTTTTTGTGGTAAGGGGCGATTTTGCCCTATACTAAAAACTAAAAAAATGACACAAAAAATGCAAACTTTTACTGAAAAATATGGCATCAGTATTTATGAAGAAACCCTAGAAGAACAGCCTTTGGACTTTGTTAATGAAGATACAGGCTTTGTAGTAAGTGCAAGGAAAGGGAAATCTAGCCATCATGGCTGGTTATCCTTAGAGCCTTTATATTTAGTAACATGGCTTTGCAAGCGTAATAACTTGCCAAGAACTGATTACTACAAAACTATGGAACAGGCTATTACTGCTTGCCAAAAGAAATATGATGCAGATATTAATTACTTTATATAATAGACATGGAAAAATTACTTAACACAAATACAAACTTTTATAAGGCAAGGCTTAGGAATTACCTACTAACTAGGATACAATCAGAAGTTAGCAGTAATAAGCAAAAGCTATTTTTAGTGCTTAATGCTTTTGATGTAGAATATAATAATGAAAACGCTAAGAAAAGAACGCCTAATTTGCAGGATAGATTGCAAGGGTGGCTAAACTGTGCACCCTATATAATTAATTTGCCTGTATATTATAAAGATATTATCGCTGACTGTGCATGGCTGCATAAAGTAAAAACTATGAGCGGTAGTATGCAGGTAACTATGTGCAATAACTACCATAGGCATATCGCTTTCCACTTGCTTAAATACGCTAAAGAACTAAATATTAACTTAACTAAACTATACTAAAAACATGGATAAAATTATTGAAGTACCTATTACTACTACTACTATTAAAACCTTTAATGGAACAGATTTGCCGCTTTACTTTAAGTGGGATGTAGACCATACAATATGGCTGTACAGGGTAAGAATTAAAAATGGCCGAACTGTGGCTGATTTACTGCAAAAAACTAATGATGGCATAGAATTAAGATATGTAACTTTAAGCAGTGCCTTTGCTACTGATAACATACCTGCAGCTGCTGATGATTGGAAAAATATGATGCATAACTTTATACAGGAAATGCAATGAATATAGATGAATTTAATAAGCAAATGGGCGACATGTTTGGTGACAGGCATGTTAGCCTAAAGCTTACCGATAGAATAGCAGTGCATGAAATGCCTGTTAGCAGCTTTATAGGCACCTATGCTAAGCTTTTGGGTATGCGGTTAAGCACTTACAGCTATAAGCAAAAAGAAGCCTTAAAACTAATATTAGGGGCTTGGTGGATTAATGGCGAACATAATTGTAAAATATGGCTTAATGATACTTGTAGCCAAAATGAAGCTAAGGAAATGGTGAATGATTTTGAAAAGCTATATGGGCGAATACAAATACCAAAGGAAAACCAAGAAAAGATAGCTATAGAAAAATTAAGCTACAAGGTGGCTTATTTAACAGCTTATGGGGTTTTGGGTAAGAGTAAGCTATTTACTAAGAAAGGCTTTTTAAATGCAGCAGACCAGCCTATTACAAAGGAATTAATAGATAACATAATTAAAACAGCACAAAACTATGGAAAGTAAATTTTTGACTGAACATTATGGCGAGCCTACAAGCCATAAATGGGTAAAGGAAATAGAAAGTGTGGGCTTTTACAGTGGTGAAATATGGCTTACATGCATAACAGTTAATGAACATACTGGCGACTGTGAAAAAGAAAATATAGTATTTGATAGCTTAGATGTATTAAAAAGCGGCCTTTGTAATAAAAAGGAATTAAAGGCTAGTGTAAGGAAAAAACTGGCTAAGCTATGACTAGTGAATGCTGTGGGGCTAAAATTTATATGGGAAGCGATATTTGTAGCGAATGTGGCGAACATACAGGCCAAGATAATAATAAATGGGATAAGCCGAAACCCAAAATAGTAGGCAAATTTAAAACATATATAAAAAATGGAGAAAAAAAGTAAATTAATTAATGTGCAGGCTAATGGTAATTGGAAAGAATTTTACAAGTTTGAACTAGAATTTGAAAATGGCGAAAGCGGCACCTTATACCGAAAAACAAATGAAGCAAAAGTTACTAAAGGGGAAGAATATACTTACACCTTAAATGATAAAGGCAGTATAAAATTAGTAAACCCTAACTATGCTGGTGGTAATGGTGGTGGTAATACTGGTGGTGGCTATAGTGATGATGATAAAATGCGAATGGCAAAAAGTGTAGCTATTAAATCTGCAGCTATATTGCACCAAAGTAGAACTACTAGCGAAAGTGATGTTATATCTACAGCGGATGTATTTTATAACTATATAACAGGCACTGCACCTGCTAAGCCAGCCCCAAGTAATGGAAGTGGAATGGGAATGGCTGATAAAACTGATTTACCATTTTAATATGAAACTAAAAAGGGTAAGCATAAGCGATACAAACTTAGTTACTAATATACTTAATAAGGCTGCTGAGGTGTTTGAAATACCTACAGCGGCCTTAAGGGGTGCCAGAAGACATGGAAACATTCAAAGAATAAGAATGGCTGTAAGTAATGTAGCTAGAGTAGAAAATAAAATACACTATACAACTATAGCAGGCGTTATTAATAGGGATAGAAGCAGTATTTACCACTATGAAAGGCAGCATGCAAGCTGGTATATAAGCTGGAAGCCTTACCAAAAGGCTTATGATGTACTGTGTAGGGCTATGGCAGAAAATGCTAAGCCTACTTTAAATAAGTGCCAAATTAAAAGGCTATTAAAAGAAGCAGGGATAACCAGCATAAAGACTGGCAAGTGCAAAATAATTATAGCCAGCGGTAATACTAGCCATACTATTAAAAGTAATTTATATGAATTTGCTAAAACTATTGAACAGTTAAAACCTATACTGGCTAATTTTGACCATAATTTAGATATAAAAATATGATAGAATTATTAAGCAGTACAGCATATTTGATAGTAAATAAAAACCTAAGTAAAAAAGTAGGCCTGCAAGCAGCTGCACTGTTAGCTGATTTAATAAGTAAGCAGGTTTACTTTAAAGGTGAAGAATACTTTTTTAATACCGAAGCTAATATTGAAAGGGATACTACTTTAAGCCCATACCAGCAAAGGGCTTGCATAGGCAAATTAAAGGCCTTAGGCTTAATAACAGTAAAAAGAAAGGGCATACCAGCCAAGCGTTATTTTAAAGTGCATGCAGTACAAGTTATGCAGTTTCTTAATAACAGTGAGCAAAAAAACTGCACTGCTATTAATAATAATAAAGTAATAAATAATAATAATAATATAACCATAAGGGAACAAAAGTTTTTAAATGCTGTTTCTTTATTAGATTATGATATTAATTTAAAAAAGGAATTTACTGATTATTGGACTGAAAAAAATGCAAGCGGCAAAAAAATGAAATGGGAACTGTGCCAAACTTGGGATACAAATTTAAGGCTTAAAACTTGGGCAAAGCGTGCTAAGCAGTGGGATAAGCCACTTAGCTTGAAAACTGCTAATAGTAAAATAGACACACAGTTAAATGAATATAATAAAGGAAAAGAATACTTATGAAAGCACTAGCAGACTGGGATAGGAAAGAACTGGCTGAAAAAATTTATGATTTGATAGCCAAAGCAACTATAGAACTAAGGCATAAAACCAGCGGCAAAGATATGGCGGTGCTGGCTAAAAGCTTTGCAGCAGATTTGCAGATAGAAAATAGCTTTAGGCGTTTATATTTGTGGGATGTAGAACAGGCCTTTAGGAATGGTGTTAGGCTGGATATAGAAAAGCAGTTTTTAAATATACCTACATTTTATAAATGGCTAAGGAAACAAAAGCTATTAATAGATGCAGATATTTATAAAGTAGAAACATTAAAACAACCAAAAGAACAGGCACCTTTATACAGGGATTTGCCTAAATTATTAACAACTAAAAACAAAAAAAAATGAATGATTTAATTATTGAGGATTGGGTATTAACTAAGGAATACATGCCAAAAAATGTATGGCACCATGATAAGGGAATAACTGGGGGTTACATACAAGATGATGAACAAGGCCAAAGGTGCTATAGGGTAGTAGGAACAGCTGCACAAATTAAGGCATGGGATAGCGAACAGAATTTGCCGATGGATGAAGTTTATAAATATGAGCCAATAGAAAAGGGCAGCTACTGGGATGGCATAGTATGTGGCGAAAGGGCGGATAGGCCTACAAGAAAAGAATACAATGATAAATATAAAGCTGATTTAGAAAGATACAGCAAAATGTATGCAGCTAATAATAACAAAATTTTAGTACTAAGAACAGCTTAATTATGAAAACAATACAAGGCAAAATAAAAGAACTATTAATCCAAAAAATTTACCTAAGGGATTGCGATAAAAAACTTTGCACCCATATATGGTACAGGGAACTATTAGCTAAGGGTATTGACCCAGCAGCACCTACTACTGACTTTTTTAGGCTGTATGCAGCTGGTAAGGTTACAAGCGATGCTACAGTGGCTAGGCTAAGGGCTAAGCTACAAGAACTGCACCCAGAACTTAGGGGGCAAAAGTATTTAGAAAGGCAAAATAAGCAAAGCAAAGTACAAAGCGATTTAGGCTATGGCAGCCAAGCCTAGTATAAGTAAGCTAAAGAAACAGCTAGACAAATGGTTTAGCCTGTTTATAAGGCTTAAAACAAGCGACAGCATGGGTTATAACTATTGCTATACTTGTAATAAAAAGGATTACTATAAATACTTGCAAAATGGACACTTTATTTCTAGGCGATATTTAGCTACTAGATTTGATGAAGAAAATTGTAAACCCCAGTGCCCTGCCTGTAATGTCTTTCGATATGGAGAGCAGTATATCTTTGGGCAAAAGCTTGGGCATGAAATAGCTGAAAAGCTGCAGCTTAAAAGCAAAACCACTATAAAGATAATGGCCTTTGAATACCAAGAAAAAATAAGTTATTATAAAAGTGCTGTTAATAAGTTATTAAAGGCAAAGTCAAATAATATGGAATTTTGATAACTTTGCTGGGTGTTAAAACCAATAAGCAGCATAAGCTATGAACATAAAATATTAATAGAAAAATACTGCAATACAGTAGCAGAAACTATTAAACTTATTACTGGCAGGAATACCAGCAAATTTAACGACTTTTTAGATGTAGTAAATATAATTATAGAACATCATAATGGTTACAAGCACCAAATGGATAGCGGTAATTTTTATGATTTTATGGCTATAATACCTACTAATCTAAGTATAGCAGTGCAGGGCTTTTGTGCTGGTTATGAAACCAAAAGCAATAGGGCTACTATTAGAGCCTATAGGTTAGTGCTGGTAAATTTAGCTTTTGATTTAGTGGCTGATTTAGAAACAATTAAGCTATATAATGATTGATATTTTTACATTAATAGCACAGCATGAAAACAAGTTTAGGCTATACGCCTACAAAATTACAAGGGATAAAAACGAAATAGATGAGGTGGTGCAGGAACTAATGCTGTACTATTTAACTATGAATAGAATAACACTAGACACCATATTTGAAAAAGATGGGATAAAAGGCGTTATAGGTTATGGGTGTATCGTAATTAAAAGAAGCTTAACAAGTAAAAAAAGCCAGTTTTATTATAAGATAAATAAATACTATGAAAAAATTAGCAGTTTAGAAAGCTGTAAAAGCAGTTATGATAGGGAAAGGATAAGGGAGTTTTTAGAACAAGCACCTGCAGAATATGAAACTGAAATACCTAAGCACCAGCTGCTGGAAAGTATAGAAAAGGAATTAGATAAAATGTACTGGTATGATAGGGATATTTTCCGCCTTTATTATTTTGATGGAAATACACTTGATAGCTTAGCTGCCAAAACCAAAATAAGCCGAAATAGTTTGTTTACTACTATCAGTAAGGTAAGGCTAAAATTAAAAGAAAACCTATGTTAAATAAATACTTAGCAAGTAAAAAGGTATATAAAGAAAGATTAGCTATATGTGCCAGCTGTGATGACTTTTTTAAGCCTACAGGCACCTGCACAAAATGTGGCTGCTTTATGCGTGTTAAGGCTAAAATTAGCAGCCTTAGCTGTCCGAAAAAGCTTTGGCTTAAAACCAGCAACCTTGATAAGCCAGACATAGTGCCCCAAGCTTTAATAGATGAGGTGGAATTAATATGGCCAGATATTAAAGATAAAAAAGCTAAAGACCATAAGGTAAAAGCAAGGCTAATAGAATTACATAATACAATTTACTTAACTAATTTTAATACAAATACAAACTGCAGCAGCTGTTTAGCATCAGTATTTAAAGGGCTGGAAGCAATTTATAAAACATACATAGAAAAATGATAGATTATTTACAGCACCTAAAAAGAAGCACCCAGTGTAAAAGTAATAGATGGATAGTTAAATTAAACGACAAGGGGCTTATTAAGGAAGTTAAGCTAATATTTAACCCTAAGGAGTATGTAACCCTTTCAAATGCAAGAAAATTGCTTAAACGCAAAGAATTAATAAATATACTAGAAAATGATAAAGCGAAGCGAAAAGCAGAATAGGTATTACTTTAAGTGCATAGTGCTGCTACTTGGAAATGAACTTGGATATCACAAATACGAAATGCATGAAATATTGAAGAATAAATTTGCACCAGCAAAAAGCAGGGAACTTAATATACAAGAATTTGATAATTACTGTGAAACTATACGCTGCTGGGCTATACAAGAGCTGGGGGTTAAGATACCCATGCCAAATGAATGCTAACAAATTACATTACTTACTAACAAAAATACAAAATGGAAATAGATATTAAAAAAATAGTGCCTAATGGCAGTAACCCAAGAAACATTAAGGATAATAAATTTAAGCAGCTAGTGCAAAGTGTTAAAGATTTCCCAGAAATGTTAGAACTAAGGCCAATAGTAGTAGATGAAAATATGGTAATACTGGGCGGCAATATGCGATACAAAGCTTGCATAGATGCAGGGCTAACTAAAGTGCATATAAAAAAAGCAGTAGGATTAACAGAGGAACAAAAGCAGGAATTTATAGTAAAAGATAATGTAGGTTTTGGGCAGTGGGAATGGGATATATTAGCTAATGAATGGGATAGTGTCAAGCTTGAAGAATGGGGGCTAGATGTTTGGGTTAATGAAGATGAAAAAGTGCAGCAGCATAATAAGCTAGAGGATAGCTTTGTGGTGCCGCCTTTTAGCATATTAGATACAAGGCAAGGCTATTGGAAAGATAGGAAAAAAGGGTGGCATGAATTAATAAATGACAAAGGGGAAAGCAGGGAAGGTAAGTTAAGTGAAAGCGAACTTATGGGCGATATTAATAATGGTGTAAGCATACTTGACCCAGTGCTTGCAGAAATAGCGAATAGATGGTTTGGCTTAGATAACTGCAATACATTTGATTGCTTTGCAGGGGATAGTGTTTTTGGGTATGTTAGCGATTACTTAGGTAATAAGTTTACTGGCATAGAACTTAGGCAGGAACAAGCGGACTTAAATAACCAAAGATTAAAAGGCAGTGCAAGTAAGTACATTTGTGATGATGGGCAAAATGTATTAAAGCATATTAAGCCTAATACACAGGACTTATTATTTAGCTGTCCGCCTTATTTTGATTTAGAAGTGTATAGCGAACTAGAAAATGATGCCAGTAACCAAAAGGAATATAAAAGCTTTTTAGGTATATTGGAAAAGGCTTTTACGGATAGCATAAAGTGCCTAAAGGATAACAGGTTTGCTTTTATAGTGGTGGGCGATTTAAGGAATAAGCAGGGCGGTTATTATAATTTCCCTAATGATGTAAAAAATATATTTATTAAAAATGGCATGCTATTGTATAATGAAATGATATTAGTAGAGCCACTGGGCACCTTACCCCAAAGGGTTAGGCGGTATATGCATAATAGAAAAGTAGGTAAGTGCCATCAAAATATATTAGTATTTTATAAAGGGGATAGCAAGCAGATTAAAAACATATACCCTAAACTAGATTTAGTAGTAGATGAAAGCTAAAATGCATAATTATAGCGACTGGGTAAGGGAAACAAACCCCAGCAAATTAAAGGCCTATTATACTAAGCTATTAACGGATAGCGGTTTTAATGTATTACAGGTGGTAGAAAAACACTTTAAGCCTTATGGATATACTGCACTATTCTTATTAGGGGAAAGCCATTTTGCAGTGCATACATTCCCAGAGGAAGAAACAACTTATATAGAACTTAGCAGCTGTGTACAGCAGCCATTTTATAACTTAATTAAATATACAAATAATGGACAAAAGTAGACATATAAAAAAGGAAGCTTTATTACAGGCCTTAGAAAATAGCTTAGGTGTAGTAACTGTAGCTTGCAAGCAAACCAATACACCAAGAAGCACTTACTATAAATGGCTAAAGGAAGATAGGGAATTTGCTAAGCAAGTAAAGGATATAACTAATATAGCTTTAGATTATGCAGAAAGCCAGTTACATAAGCAAATAGGTGATGGTAATACAAGTGCTACTATATTTTATTTAAAAACCAAAGGCAAGCAAAGGGGCTACATAGAAAGGAACGAATTAGATTTAACCAGTGGCGATGAGCCAATACAAATTAATGTAAATATAAAGGGCGTTGATTATTAATACCGAATTTACAGGCACCCAAGAACAAGCAATAGAATACCTGTTTGATAATACTACAAGGGAAATACTTTTTGGCGGTGCTGCAGGTGGTGGTAAAAGCTATGTAGGCTGTGCTTGGCTTATACTTATGGCAGTTAAATATCCAAGCACTAGGTACTTAATGGGAAGAAGCAAGCTCGATGCTTTAAAGAAAACAACTTTAAATACATTTTTTGAAGTGTGCCAGCAGTGGGGGCTTATAGCTAATAAGCACTATAAATTCAATGGCAGCAGTAATATAATAACCTTTTTTAATAAAAGCGAAATAATACTAAAGGACTTATTTTTATACCCAAGTGATAGGAATTTTGATAGTTTGGGTAGTTTGGAAATTACAGCAGCCTTTATAGATGAAGCAAACCAAGTAAGCGAAAAGGCGAAAAATGTAGTAGCCAGCAGGCTAAGGTATAAGCTTGATAAATTTAATATAATACCCAAGCTGCTTATGACTTGTAACCCTGCTAAAAACTGGGTGTACACAGAATATTACAGGCCTTTTAAGGAAAACAAATTAAAGCCTTACAAAAAATTTATCCAAAGCTTAGTAGTGGATAATAAGTTTATAAGCCAGCACTATGAAAAGCAGCTAAGCCAGTTAGATGAATTAAGCAAGCAAAGGCTGCTATATGGAAACTGGGAATATGATATTAGTAATGATAGCCTAATACAATATGATGCAATACTTAATATATTCAGTACAAAAGGTAAGGCAGGCGATAAATACATAACATGCGATGTCGCAAGGTTTGGGGCTGATAAAACTGTTATTATGCTTTGGCAGGGGCTACATATAGAAAAGGTGGTTACATACCTTAAAAGCGAAATACCATTAATAGTGGAAACAGTAAGGGATATGCAGCAGCAGCACCAAGTAAAGCTTACTAATATAATTATAGATGAAGATGGGGTAGGTGGTGGGGCTAAAGATTATTTAAGGTGTAAGGGCTTTGTAAATAACAGCAGGCCTATTAATGCAGAAAATTACCAAAACCTAAAAACCCAGTGCTATTATAAGCTGGCAGATATAATAAACAAAGGCCAGCTAGGTGTAAGTATAAATGATGTAAATATAAAAAAGCATATAATAGAAGAACTGGAACAGGTAAGGGCTAAGGATATGGATAAGGATAATAAGCTGCAAATAATACCTAAGGAAGATGTGAAATTAAACATAGGCAGAAGCCCAGATTATGCAGATGCTATTATGATGAGAATGTATTATAACCTGCAGCCTAATTTTGGAAAATACTTTGTACAATAATAAGGCCTTTTACGCCAGCCTGCCAAGTAGGTTACAAGTAGCTGCCCAACTTATTACCATACAAAGTACTACTAAAAACTAAGACAAATATACAATTTTAAACTAAATAACAAAATAATCTATTATTAATTAAGGACTATGAAAGTAAATATTACCAAAGACGGAAAAAAGGAAAGCTATAATATTATAAATAGCTGGGAAGATGTAAGCTTAGAAAGCTGGGCTACATTAATTGCTAATGCAGCTGGTGCTAAAAACAAGGCAGAAGAAGCTATAGCAAGCATAACAGCCCTAAGCGATATGCCAGAAAAGCTGGTTAAGGAATTAAATATAGAAGATGTATCTAAGCTAATGAAATTGCTAGCTGATATACAGGCAAGGGCTAACAGTAACCTGCAGAATAAAATAACTGTAAATGAAATAGAGTATGGCTTTCACCCAAACCTTGAAGAAATAACTTTAGGGGAATGGGCAGATATAGAAAGCTGCATACAAGATGGCCTGCAGGCTAACATGCATAGGATTATGGCAGTGCTATACAGGCCTATTGTAGAAACTAAAGGAAATTTTTACACTATTGAAAAGTATGATGTAGATAGTAAGCGTATTAGGGAACAAGAATTTAAAGATATGGCAGCAGAACAGGTGCAAAGTGCCCTTGTTTTTTTTTGGACTTTCGTAAGAAAACTATCAAAAATTTTGCCACTGTTTTTAACAATGAAATTGAGGGAAGCGACAGCATAATGGATAATGATTTAACTGAAATAGGTAGGAATAATGATGAAGCTTTCGCCAGTAGGTGGGGCTGGTTTGGGGTGATGTATAGATTGACAAATGGAAATATAATACACTTAGCACAAATAGCAGGGCTGGAATTATACACCTGCCTTACTTGGTTATGCTATGAAACAGATTTAGAATTAACTAACAAAGTACAAAGACATGCCAGAAAGTAGATACGCCATGTGGCGAAATAGTAGCAGCAAAAGTGTTACTGACCAATTTCCTTATGATAGTATTAGGTACAAAACTTTTAACAATGTTATTGATACATTATGCTGCATAGGTTTTAAGCATGCTTTTGTAAATCAAGTAGGATATGGGGATATATGGGAAATAGATATTGAAAAGAATGTATTATATCCTTATTTTCATGTGGTGCCTACTACAGTTAGCACAGATGTTACAAATTTACAATACAACTTTCAGCTAATTATTATGGACTTAGTAGAGCCAGATGAAAGTAACGAGCAGCAGGTGCAAAGTGATACCCTACAAATACTTTTAGATATTATTAGCCTTTTTAGAAATGGCAATATAACCAAAGTAGATGAAGCAGAAAGGCCAGTATATTATTCAGAGGGG